ATCGACCAAACAAGGGAGCAGAGCCTAATTGGTTTTGGAGAAAGATGCAGTTTTTAATCCTCGGAAACAGGTGGGTAAAATGAAGGAGAACGAATGGATAATACTAGAAGCGGTACATTATTTAAATTATATATTTCCAAGCAGCTTTACTATATTCTACAAAGGTGTTAAAATATCCAGATTAGAATTTGAAAATATGAAAACCAAATTGGGAAAATTATGAACAAGAAAATTAAAGAAATTGCTAACCTTGTTAAGCTACAACCGTACTATGACGCACAAGAAGGGCAGATAGAACAATTTGCCAAATTGATTATACAGGAATGCCATAGAGCAGCGGAAAGATACATCATTGATTGTGGAGAGGTTAATGGTGTGCCTGAAAGTGTATTTAAAAGCCATTTTGGGATAGAAGAATGATTGAACCATTAGATTTTAGCAAATACGAAGTTCCAGAATTTCCACATTTTTTCACAGAAAATCAATTGGAAGCCATAGTGGAATGGCATCAGATCAATGATTCTGTTACTAAGGAATTCAGAGCAGACCTTGAAGATTACTTGATGAATTATTTAGCAATAGAGTTGGGTGAAGAGTCTATTCATCTCTCTAAGATTAGAAAATTGGTTGAGATAGCAATGGATTATGTGGAAGATTATGATGAGGTTGTAAACCTTGCTGTTAAGATGTTACCTTTATTACAGGCAGATAAATTATGTTAAAAATAGATACAATGTGTCAGTTACGGTTGGATATGGGATATGATATTGCCTTAAAGGTAGCATCAATGGAGACCATTCAATTATCGACAAAGATAAAGAAAAAGGATATGGTGGTAGGTGCCTTTGGAGCTAAACTGATTAGGAAATTTAATCGGGCATATTGGACTATGACACCCGAAGAATGCGAGGAAATATTAAAGATTTTGGAGACCTGCCAAGCATATGAACAAAGGCAGGATATGGATGGTCTTGGTGGTTGTGTTATGATGAGTTTATATGATACATTAAAACTTGAAGGTGTAAAGTTTAACTGATGCTAAATCTTATTGAATCTAATCAACCTATGTCACCAGAACAAAAGATTAAGGAGTTGTATGTAGGTCGTGTTGTAGAATACCATAGACCACATTACCCAGATAGCATTTTGTATGTTCACATAGTCAGATTTCGGGAGATGTGTGGATGGACATTAGGAACAGGTATTGTAGTGAATAATCTTGGTAGAGAACATACAATATCATTAGAGGAAATAAAATTATGAAAGTTTATGTAGTAACTGCCTATCGGTGGGGAGATAGAGAAAAACATAGTTATGTCGTAGGTGTATTTGATAATGAAGAAAATGCAATCAAAGAAGCCAAACTTGAAACAGAATGGAGAGGTGGTAAATATGAATGTGAAGTTCGTTCAATGGAATTAAATGACTCATTGAAATACAAGAACTATGATGTTGTATTAGCATTACCAAAAACCCGTTTTGGAGTTGAAGAATGAACGAAAAAATTAGAGAACTTGCTGAACAGGCTGGGTTGAGATTTACTATGCTAACAAGTAATCCTATGATTCCTTTTGTAGATGGTAGACAACAAGATTTGGAAAAGTTTGCTGAATTGATTGCGAAGGAAATTCTCAATATATCGGATGAAGTCATTACCCTTAGCGATAGCCCAGAATGGTTGATATGTGAAAGATTGGGCATCAACCATGACTGGCGAAGACAAGATAATTTTTGGAGTTGAAGAATGAAAATAATAATCGGTAATTAATCAGGTAATCTAATACACAACCAACCTTTATAGTGTTTTCTTTTACCTCTAGATACTTCAGACATAGAACTGTTGTGCAAATTATTCTTTTTACAAAATGCAGATAAACTACAAATTTGAAATTGCTCACCCTCTGGAGAAGTTACCAAATAATTTTTACCATTTGCTAGGGAAAGTTTTAATAGATGTTCGTCTGATCTGGTTGGCATCTTGGTTCCAAGTTTCATAGAACTTATTTTTTTGTTGATAGTATCTTGTTGTTCTTGTGTTCTTTCTGATATGGTATTTTGTCTTTTTAATTCTCTATCAGCTCTTTGCTCATTTGTAAAAGATGCCCAAGCATCTAAAGAACTGGTAATTCTCGTTGGGCTAATTTTTCCATAATTAGGATGGTCTTCACCTTTTTTACCGTACATATGATTACCCGATCCTGATAATGCACCAGTTAATCCATTTTCAGGAATAAGATTAGCCCATTCTTTGGATTCTACTATGTTATATTCTTCAGAAAAAAACAATGCAAATTCAGTTAGCAGTTCTTTATTGGTGTATAATTCAGAAACCCATAAAGTAACCACATGCTCTTTGCCATATTTTTTGATGTGTCTGGTCCAATATTTACCTGAACCTAGATATTTGTATGGATCTCTGTTGGTTTTACCAAAGTATTTTAATCCAGTAACAGAATGTTGCTTAATATAAAGATAAGTTGGTGCTATGGTATAAATAGTTGTGCTGGTCATTATAGACTCCTGTTTATGTAGAAAATGATTAGAGCCAATAGATATTTGCAGTATCGTGATTGGCATTTTTTATTGCTTGACTTATAACATTATTCGTTATATAATAGTATTTATACAAATTGAAAATTGGTGAAGAAACATGAAAATATATATATCAAATTATACCTCACATTGGATTTCTCCTTTCATAATCCTAGAGAAGTTTTTCTATTGGCGTAAAGATTATGATGCCTACAAGAAAGAGCCACCAAAATGGTTACAAACTTTGTGTGAATGGAATCAAAAGTTTTTGGATACAGTTCATCCTAGAATAAATTATATAAAGATTGATCGTTGGGACACATGGAGTATGGACCATACATTGGCTCCAATTATTTTGCCAATGTTGAAAGAATTGAAAGATTCTAAACAAGGTGCTCCTTATGTTGATGATTTTTTAGTCCCAGACGAACTAAAGTCAATGAATGCTCCAAGATGTGAGAATGAATGGGACACTGATGATAATTGGTTCAAGAGATGGGATTGGTGTTTGGGAGAAATGGTTTTTGCATTTGAAAGTTTGATTAATGATGACTGGATGGACAAGTTTAAGACTGGCGTATCAGATATAACTTGGGTTGAATCTGATGAAGTATATGAAGGCGATACTTGTTGGGAAATGAAACACGGAGCAAAGCATACTCAAAAATATGATTGGGATGGAATGAAGATATATGAAGCCAGAATCCAAAATGGATTTGAACTATTCGGGCGGTTCTATAGAAATTTGTGGAGTTGATATGAAATTTGCGTTATTGATGTTGATAAGTTGTATTATCGGTGTTGCCTTATGGTGTATTTTGGGCATTACATTAGAACAATATGGTGTATCTAATCTATGGTTTATGGTGGCAGGATATTGGTTCTATCCAGTATTTAGTTTTCTCAATGAAAGAATTATGGGTAATTTATGAAAAAATTAAACTTATTCATCTTAAAATGTGCGGTATGGGTATCAACAGTTGCCCTATTTGTTCTTGTAATCAGAGTTATTGAGGATATGCAATAATGTGGATTCTACTATTATTAGTTGTAAGTATTAATGATGCTTATTCGCCAGATGCTACAATTCAAGTTCCTATTAAAACAGAAAAGGAGTGTAAACAAGCAGTAACAAATATGACATATTGGTCTAAACTTAACAATTACCGAATAACCTCTGTATGCAAAAAATTATATTAGCATTACTATTAGTATCAACAAATGCTCTTGCGATGGATCTATATGTAGATTCAAAAACTAAACAAATTTATGCAGAACCTGGACCAAACCGAGTTCTTATGGGTTCATTCGAAAAGGTATCAACCGAACCAGTAGCAACTAAATCCGAAGTAAAGGCAATAAGAGAAGAATTAGAGTTAAAGAATAATGAAATAAAAGCCTTATCAGAGTTTGCTGCAGAAGCAAATGGTCCAGAGTCAGCACATCTTAGTTTGAAAGATGGGATTCATATGGCTACAAAGGATGGTAATTTTACTGCTGGCATCAATGGTCGTATGCAAATTGATTCTCAGATTAATGAGCAAACATTACCTAATGCATATCAAGGCATTTATGCTTCTCCAACGGGAGTTCCAGTTACATTAAACAATGGCGCTGGATTAAGACGAGCAAGAATTGGTGTTGAAGGAACGTTCTTTAAGAAAACCGATTATAAATTTGAATATGATTTTACAAGAGGTAATGGATTAAATGCAGGTGGTATAACAGATGCGTATATTAGATACAACTTTACCAAACCATTCTCAGTTAAGGTTGGTGCCTTTAAAGAGCCGTTCAGTTTAGAAGAAGCAACAAGTAATAGGTATACAACATTCATTGAACGTAACATGGCGGTTAATACTTTTGTTGATAACCTTAACACATATAAAGTAGGTATTGGTGCTAATTATGCGGTTGATAGATGGCAGATTGGTTCATCGTTTCAAACAGAAGGTGTAGGTGGATATAACAATGCTTATGGTAGCAATTCATTAACTGGCAGTACAGGAAGTGCTGTTAATACAAATGGTGGTGTGAATAGAAACGGTGGTGGTGGTGATACTTCATGGGAAGCAAACACTAGAATATCTGGTACTCCTTGGATGTCAAGTAAAACTAAATTCCTTCATATAGGTACTTCAGGTTCTTATATTTCTATCAACAACAATTACACAGGCAACGGAACTTATAATAATGGTGGTGTAATCTTTGCTAATGGTGTTGGTGGTAACGTAGATCGTACTGCTATACTAAACACTGGTAACTTAACATCAGGTAAAGATGGTGCAAAAGGATCACATCAAGCAAGTACACTTACTAGATTTGGTGGAGAATCTGCTTTAGTATATAATGCATTCTCAATGCAAGGTGAGTATATACAAACTAATGTATCTGGAACAGGATACGATAATGCTGTATTAGATGGTTATTATGGTTATGCAACATACTTCTTAACAGGTGAATCTAGGAATTATAAAGCAAAAACTGCTGCATGGGATAGAATCAAACCTAATAGAAACTTTGATATGAAAGGTGGATGGGGAGCATGGGAAATTGCGTCTGGTTATGATTATATGAATTTGAATTCTGGTGGAGTAAATGGTGGTAGAGCATCAACTGTTAAATTTGGATTGAACTGGTATCCACATTCTCATCTTAGGGTAATGACAGATTATGTACATGTTCTTGATATAAATACTGTAAGCGTTTCTAATTCCACATCTAAGGCATGGAATGATGCTTCGTTAGATATGGTAGAAACTAGATTTCAAGTAGACTGGTAGGAAAATGAAAAGTTTTAAAGAATTCACAGAAATTAAAGACCCAGTAGTTATAACAAATACACATGGTAAACATGCTAGTGATAAAGACCCAGTAGTTATAACAAATACACATGGTAAACATGCTGAGATTAAAGAAGAAGTTAATGAATCATCTTTAAATCAATATGATAAGTGGTTGAACACTAGACATAATGATTTTGGTAAAGTTGCTAGTATTCAACAGGCAATGCAAGATTTAGAAGATGAACATGCCGCTGATACTCAAGGTAAGGAGGCATTAAAGGCGTTTACTAAAGATTCTAGGGAATTATCAAGAGCATTAGTTAGAGCGCATGAAACTAAAAAGGATTTGCCACAAGACTTTAAATATGAGAAAGGTAAAATAGTAGGATATGAAGATTCCGTTATTCTAAAACATATCAAAACATTAGATGAAAAAAGTTTTAAGCCATTAGCAAGAAAAAATCTTCATACTTGGTCTGGTGTAAATTTTGATATTAGAGACGCTGGACATGTTGGATTGAGTCCTAAAGGAAATAAGGTATTTAAACAACCAACATATATTTCATCTTCAATATCAAAAAAGATAGCCTCGGATTTTGCTACAAGAACTCATACTAGATTTGAAAAGAAAGGTCCAATTAAACATATATTACATTGGGAATTAGAAAAGAATCAACCTGTAGGTATGATAGGATCAAATTCTATACACCCTGAGGAACATGAAGTATTACTTCCTAGAACGGATTCTACACTAGACAAATATCATATTGAGTACCTATATACGGAAGAAGTATTAGGTCCAAATGATACTATGTACCATATACATCATGTCAAAAGAATACCACAAAAAGATATAAAAGATTATAAAGAAACTGGTATACATAAATTCTATCATCAAGTTCCTTTTGCTGAAAAAGATAAAGCAAAAAGAGAAGGTATGCAATTTGATAAGGATACTAGGAAATGGTATCATATTAGTTCACATGATTCTAAACAATCTAACTTCCCCCGTGCTTAGGAGTATTAAATGATTAATAGTAGAAAAATAGAAGATTTACATCCAAAGGTAGCAGAACTTTGTAAACAGTTTATTGCTAAATGTGACGAAGCAGGTATTGATGTTTTGATTACATCTACATACAGAGATAATGAATCACAAGATGCCATATATGCTCAAGGTAGAACAACTCCTGGAAGTAAAGTTACCAATGCAAAAGCAGGTCAATCTTTTCACAATTATAGAATAGCATTTGACTTCTGCCCAATTGTTAATGGTAAGGCACAATGGAATGATACTGCTGCGTTTAATAAATGTGGAGAGATTGCTGAATCTTTAGGATTAGAATGGGCAGGTCATTGGAAGACTTTTAAGGAACTCGCTCACTGCCAATATACTGGTGGTTTGACTTTAAAAGATTTACAAGCAGGAAAGACAATTTAAGGATATGAAATGTATAAAATATCAATTGCAATATGTTTATCTATATTTGTGGTGTTTACAGTTTGCTATGTAGTTTTATATGCCCTTTACACGTTGATAAATTATCTATTCAATAAAATTGTAGTAAAAACATTAGATTAGGAGAATACAATGAAATGGTCAACCCCAACCTTTAAAGATATTAGAATTGGATTTGAAGTAACTTGCTATATTTTGAATAGATAATTATTTTGTTTCTGTCATTGCTAATTTTTCTTTAGTTCTACCAAAGGCAGAAACACCAACAATAGCACCCATTGATAGGTGGTATAAACCGCCACCTTGAAGTGTAATGCTTTGCCACATTGAAATGTTAGTTCCATCTTCTAGATATTGAAGTGTGTTGTATATTATTGGTCCAACCATAAAATCAAACACACATACTACTAAATATGACCACGCGATTCCTGGTCTCCAATGCTTATATAAACTTTCTTTATTCATTTTTATCTCCTTATATTACTATTTATTAAAATAAAACTTTACTTTTACTACAGATATAGTATAATAAGTCATAAATTAAATTATTGAGAGAAACTATATTATGAACAAAAACGATATTATCAAACTTTTAACTACTAATGGAATTAATAAATAAGTAAATGTTAACCAACGAAGTAAAAAGAATGAAAACATTTAAGGAATATATCTCAGAGGAAGAAAATAAACTTGGTAGACTTAGTATTTTTGATATTGATGATACTTTGTTTCATACTACTGCCCAAATTGCCGTAATGAAAGATGGTAAAGTCGTAAAGAGATTATCCAATCAAGAGTTCAATACTTATGAATTGAAAGATGGAGAATCATTTGATTTTGGCGAGTTTAGAAGTGCTGAAAAATTTAACAAAGAGTCAAAACCAATATCAAGAATGCTAGACAGAGCAAAAGCAATATTATCTCATTCTGCTAGAAATCCTCTTAGTAGAGTTATTGTTGTCACCGCAAGAGCAGATTTTGACAATAAACATATATTTTTAGATACATTCAAAAAACATAGATTTGATATAGATAAGGTTAGAGTAGAACGTGCTGGTAATATAGGCGATATTGAATCAACAGCAACCAAAAAATATGTTATTATCCACAATTACCTTAAAACTGGTAAGTTCGACCGCTGTAGCCTTTTTGATGATGCGATGAGTAATCTTAGGGAATTTCTCAAGTTGAGAAAAGAGTTTCCAAATATTAAATTTGAAGCATATTTCGCTGACGCCAAAGGAGGAATTAAGTTAATAAAATGAAAACATTTAAAGAATTTACCGAAGATTGTAATTGTTGGAAAGGATACAAACTTGTCAAAGGAACTAAGCCATGCGCACCTAAGAGTTGTGTAAAAGAAGAAGAACTTTCTGAATATGCGATTGATGCCAAAGGTCATAAAAGTTCAGAAGGTGGATTGACTCAGAAAGGAGTTGATGCTTATAATAGAGAAACAGGTGGTAATTTAAAGATGGCAGTAACAACTCCTCCTTCTAAGTTAAAACCTGGAAGTAAAGATGCTAATCGTAGAAAATCATTTTGTGCTAGAATGTCTGGTGTTGATGGACCAATGAAGGATGAAAAAGGTAGACCTACTAGAAAAGCATTAGCATTAAAAAAGTGGAATTGTTAAAATAAAACTTTACTTTTTCTTTTAACTAATTTATAATAAGTCGTAAATTAGTTAAAAGAGAGTTAAATGAACAAAGAAATATTAAAACCAATCACTGATATGCTACTAAGCATCCCCGTTGTAAACCTATTAATTATCCCATCTGTTATAGTTATTTTAGATTTAATGTAAAATAAAACTTTACTTTTAAATTTAGATATATTATAATAAGTCGTAAATTGATAAAAGAGAGAATATATTATGAGTAACAAAATCGTAGAAAAATACAAAGCAATGCCAACTGAAGACCTTTTTGGAGAATTCTCTGATTGGTTTAAAGACGTCAATGGCGTGCGTCCTCGTCACATTGCGCCAACTGATAGAGATTCTATCATTGCTTGGATTATTAACGAAGTGGTTTTTGATGATCCTGCTTATTACAAAGAGGTGTAACTGTGAACATTAAAAGATACGAAGAACTAGCAGAAATTCATAAACACGACTTATTGACGTTAGAAGAACAAGAAGAGTATATTGCTATTTGTACTGAAATTCTATATGATTTAATGAAGAACGACAAAGAAATTAATGATGTATTATGCCGATTGAGGAATAGATAATGGCGATTCAAAAAGCGACTATAAGTATAATCAAATCAACTATATTAACTGCTACGATATCTGTATTGTTTGGAGCAGTTATTGGTTCTAGTGTAATGTATCAGTATTTAAAAGAGGACCATTTTAAAATCCACAAGACCAACATTGGTATGATGATATTCATAAAAGATAAAATTTATAACCTGAGTGAAATGAGGGCAATGAATTGAAATTAATCATTCAAAAACACATACAATTTTTTGAGAAACACCCGCAGTTACCAGATTGGTTGTTTAGTAGAGATAATGTCATACTATCCCAGACTATTAAGTTAGACGAAGACCATATGAAAGAACTATTGGTTTTCCTTGAACGATATTCTGAGTTTGATGTTGAGTTGTTAAAGGTAACGATTACCCCATTTGAAGACATCCTGTTGGAGTATTCTTAGTGGCAACTCTTACAATTTATATCAATTCAATAAGTGTTCATAATGAAAAGTATTATTATAAAGGAGATGGTACTGGTGAGTTTGAAGTAATTGCTGATTCTTTAGATAGACCACAATTACTCCATTCTTATAAAGATTATTTAGAAGATCAATTAGCATATGTACAGGATATAATAGATGAAAAGATATAATCATGATGGCGTTCCTATGCCAATGGTAGAGGACAAAGATGGATACTGGGTTACTTATGAAGATTATAACCGAAGTACCCTTGATAATAATAAGTTAGTTGAAAAATCATGGAGAGCAAGAGATACTCAAGCTTTGATTAATGAAGAAAAAGTAGAAAAATTACAAAATACTATTGTTGGTTTATCTATTGGTTTGTTTGCCGCAGTTGTTACATTATTGTTTATTTGGATGAGGAATTAATATGGCTTCGCCAGATAACTGGGGTGA